TTGCTTTGCGCTATCGAAAAAGTCAGACCGGCAAAACTACTGGCAGCTCCAAGCTTATATTGCGAAGCGTCACCAAAATTACCGTCAAAATGCATCAGCAGCACGGTGTTGAGATCGGGATACGGCTCATATTTCCTTGTTGGCGGCGTGAAATTGGCGGTCCATCGGGCGATGCCGTTGCTGACGCGAAACTCTTCCATGTAGCCGTAGAAATAAGCGTAGCCGTCCGGTTTGGGCCAGCAGCCCAACATCGGACCATAAGATGCGTTGGCAAATGCAAGCGCTGATGTTGCTGTGCCTTTCAGCACACCGTTTTCAAATGCGTAGAACGTGGTGCCCTTGCGTACGATGGCGCGGTGTATCCAGACATTGAGTTGAGCGGTGCCCATCAGCAGCGCCGACGCGATGTTCCAACTCGCCTGATCGTTAGAGGCGTAAAAGTAAAGGCCGTTGCTATCTCCCCAGCCAACCAACATCGGCGAGTAGAGAATGCCAATCGTGTCCCAGGTGAACGAGGGTCGATAGGTCGTGACATCGCCTACTCGGTGTTCCCACCAATCGATGGTGAAATCGTTGAGCGCCAGGTTGAATGAATTATCGACGTTCACTGGCGAATAAATATACGCATTGTTGTTGAATTGCGTCGCCGCTACATGCAACGGACCGGGGCCGCTGCTGCCGTCGCCAATGACAAACGCATTGACGACAGCAGCTGCTCCGTTCTGTTTAGGTGAATTATCGACCATGTAAGTTGAATTGACCGGCCCATCCATGTGGAGAAGCCAAGTCGTATAGGCATCGTTGTAGCGCGTGTCGTCGCCGGGATATTTGAAACCGAGGCCTCGGTTGCTCATGCGATCAAGCTCCCGCACAGCACCCAGCCATCGGTGGTGACTTTTACCAACGTGGCGCAAGAACCAATCTTTGGTAGTTTGCGCTTACTGTCTTCAGAGGTAATCGAAACGCCTGCTCCTGGGACGATCGTCGCTATGATGTTTGCGGTGACCATAAGATCGATCTCTGCGCCAACCGCAAAAGCGACAGCAGAATTAGGCGGCACGGTCAGGCTCAGCGGAGAAGCCGTGCTATTCCACAGTGCGACAATCTTGCCGGTGTCGGACAGCACCAGCGTGTAGGCCGTCCTGTCAGCGGAATTAAACGCTCGCACACCGGCATCGACGTACTGCTTGGTGGCAACGCCAAGCGGCACATTCGGATCAGCAAAAACAGACAATCGACCATCAACACGGTTACCAGTGAGAACAACAGCGGATACGCTGGTGCCGTCATCAGCGTAAGCGATAAGTTGAAACTGCGAACCTTGATTGCCGCCGCTTTCGGTACTGCCATCCATTCGCGTTAGCCAACGACGACCGCCGTTACGATTAAACCTAACGTCAGCAACAACGCCGCCAGTATCATTTAAAATCATAAGCGGTGTTGATTTGGCAATCGCCAGATCGCCGGTCATAGTATCGCCGGATTTCAGAACGAACTGCGCGGCGCCGGCGACCGCGACCCAAGCAGTGCCGTCCCACTTGTACTGCGGGACGCCGGCGACAGCGGGCGTCGGGTAGATGTCGTTGATCGCTGGCGATGAGGGGAAGTTGATGCCCATCACAGCCTCGCGTCTGCTGTGATGCTGGTAAAGAACCAACACTGTCCGGTTGCGTTGGCCGTTCTAATTTCCTGGATAACTGCATTGCCTTGAAGGCTAAGCGAGCCAACAGAAGCAGGAAACCCATTAACATTTTGATTGACGCCAGTTAGTGTAGGTGCCGCCCGCATCGGAGTGAGAAGTGACGATGTCCCATAAAAATTGCTGCCAGGATTGGCATAACCATTCCAAATTAGCCAACTAGGTTGCCAATACCGCTGACACGTCACCAACTCCTGATCATACGGGCGCATGATCATCGGCGACTGCGCGGCGGTCGGCGCTTGGCTGCCGGGGAGAACGACAACGCCGGTCAAGCGAAACGCATCTGTCGTTGCCGCCACAGCATTAACTTGACCAGGAGCAGCGATGTAGTTTCCGGCCTGCCAAGCGTTTGCTGCTGGTGCCGTGAAGGTGGTCCCGCAGCCCATTGAAAACATCAACTGAATGCCGAGAGTGTTATCGATAGCCCACGCCCCTGCCGTATCTCCTGGGATCGTTACAACATTATATTGAGCAGTAGCGGCAGCGTTCTGTGTGTAAGTTGTTACATAACTCCTAGTAGCGCCGCTGTTTTGCACTCCAACGCTGTAAAGACCTGGGCGAGCGTGTGCAGTCCAAAATCCAATCGTAAGCGGCTGCGCGTTTGCAGTACCCCACCGCATTCGCAGAGTACGAAAGCCTTCTATGCGATGTATGACTTGCAAGTAGTCGCCAGCACCAAGCGAAACTTGGGCTGGAGTAATAGTTACTATCAAACGATATGGCGTATAAAAAACCGTACCTCCACCGTTGTCGACGGTTCCTGTAAATCCCATTCCACCAGCGAAACCAATTCGCCAACCGTCGCAAATATATCCGGTTGCATTGGTTAGCGGCACACCGGGCTGATTAACCTCCATGCCGCCGTTGATCTGCATCCCGCTGTACGCCAGCGCATCGAGTGGCGCGGCGTAGGCCGTAATCGCCGCATCAACGTAATCCTTGCGCACCGCATTGGCGGCGGCAGGCGTCACTGGCAGCGACAAATGCCCCGTCATGATGTCGCCGGTTTTGGCGACAAACGCGGTTGGGTCGAGGCTCGGCACTGCGGCCGCCTGCACCCACTGCGCGGGACCTACGCCGTCGTTGTAGCGGACGTAGAGCATGCCAGTGTCGGATTCCCACCAGAGCGCACCGTCGACCGGCGAAGACGGCGGCGTGTCGCTGACGGTCAGCGAGGATTTGTTGTTAATTGCGGTGGTCAGTGCCGCATCCGCAGTATCAACGTAGTCCTTGCGCACCGCATTAGCCGCAGCTGGCCCAGTCGGCAGCGATAAATGGCCAGACATGACATCGCCGGCCTTGGCCACCTTCTCGGTGTCCAATTCGACAATCGCCGCTTGCACATTGGTCGCTGCGATATTGCCGGCCGGCGCAAAAGTAACCGTAGCGGCGGATCCACCGCCGGCAGCGCCCAATTGCGTCCAATTCGACGCATTGAACGCGCCAGGCGGGATCGCGGCGTTGGCTTTGTAGATATTTCCGGCCTGGACGACGATATCGCCCGAGGCATAGCTCGCGCGGACGTCAAAATAGCGAATTGCCAGCAACGCTATCGGCACGCCGACCGTGGTAGCGTTGGAATCGCCGACCGCGAGCTGCCGATTGGCAGTGTTTACTGCCAATTCGCCAGGCTCGAGCAGACTTGGAAACGCATTGGCCGGGTTGGCACTGCGCCGGTGGCGGTACCGCTTCATGACCTCATCCTCAATTCAAGGCCTGGTAAACTGGCAGTCTTTAGCGTTTGCGGCTGCGGGCCGCCGGGTCGGTAAAGGTGAAATCGATCGTGTTGCTGCGCATGCCGCCGGTGCGGACGCCGACCGGACAGGTGGCGGCGACCTGGAACAGCGACGGTTTGACGTTGGTGCGAACCTGCGTGTCGCTCAACAGCGCGGTCGGCTCGTCGAGACCGTTGAAGGTGATGATACTGGCGTTATTGAAGCCAGTGCCATCGACAATCAGCTGCAGATCGGGATCGCCGCACACCGCGGTATCGGGATTGAGGCCGTCGACCGTCGGCGGATCGACCTGGCCGATCGTCGGCACGTTGTCGGCGCCGCCGATATTGATCTTGGCCGGACCGGAGATCGTCATCACCTGCGTTTCATCGATATGATAGATCGTCATTTGTCACTCCCTTCAGAATGTGCCGCCGTCGAGCTGCACCCAGTAGCCATCGATCCTGACGTAAGCCTCGCCGTCGAACGGCGCCTCTTCGATTCCGCCCGAGCCGCCGCTGCCGCCGCTCAAGACGACGAATTCCGATGGTATGCGCTTGTTGGAGCTCGGCGGCGCAATATTGCGAATAGCATTGTTGCCGCCGACCGGATTGGCGGCCGGCACCCAGAGCGCAACGCGCAGATTCTGGCTCATGTTGCTCTCATGGCGGCAGCACCGCGGCGATGTGCGGCCGGAACCATACCGCCCAGAAACGGCTGTCGGCCGCGGGCGCCGCAGCCATACTCAAAGTCGAGCCGAGGGCGGTGTAATCGACCGACGGCTCTTGGATCACACCGTCCAGACTGACTTGCAGCTGCGCGCCGGAGCCGACATCGACCGCAACCGCCGGCGGGCCGGCAACCGGATCGATGTAGCTCAACGCGAACGTCGTCTTGACGCCGTCCGGGACGAGCGGCTGCACCTTGAAGCAATCCACTTGCGCAGAATTGATCTGATCGGGCGGGATCATCAGATCCCACTGCACAACCGTGCCGGCGCCGGGCGCCTCGACCATGGTCATGCTGTCGGCCGCGGCGTCGGTGGTGTAGTCGATTTGCGGGACGAGGCGGACGCCGTTTAAGTAAACGTCATGGCCCTCGTTGGTGAAAACCGGCGCCAAGCCGTTGATGTCGACACCGGTGAAGACCGTCTGGCCGGCAGTCGCGAGATAAACATAGCGGGCGCGGAAACCTGGCGCGACGGTGACACCGGGCGGCTGCCAGGCGGTGCCGTTCCAGATCATGATCGAGTTCTTGGTGGTGTCGTAGTAGAAACTGCCGGTCGCGATCGGGCTCGGCACGCTTTCGCCGGTGTTGGGGTTGGTCTCGCCGGACGCCGGCGGGTGGTCCCACGGTCCGAGGTAGTAAAAACTGATATTTCCGACCAATTGCTGGCAGTGGATCGCCCACCACTTGGCCGACCACAAACCGCCGAGGCCGCCCATGCCGGAAACCGGCTGATAGAACAATCCTTGCGGGAATTTGGACGCATTTATGAAATCGAGCGCGTGCGTGTTGTCGACAACAGGCCCGCCGAGGTACTCGGCCCAGGCCAAAGCCTCATCTTTCGCAGCGATCGCGTTGTCAGACTGCGCTTTTGAGTAATTTGCCGAATTTTCCGATTGGATCGCCGCCGATTCGGCTCGATCGGCCGAATTTTCCGCGTCAGAAGCAGCATCCAGCGCGTTTATGTTGCCGTGACTGATCGCATTGAGCATTTGCGCCGTGCTGACGGCGGCCGCCTCGGCGTCTTGGGCGCGCAGATCGGTTTCGCGGCCGCTCGCGATCACGATTTGGACGACGTCGGCGGTTTTTTCCGCGGCGACGGCGATGCGGCGCTCGATATTATCAATTTCCGTGCGATCCAGCTTCCATTCGGCCGTCAATTGCTCTTGGCCGACGCTGTTATTGACGAGCTTGCCGTCGTCGCGGCGAATATCCGCCAGCGCGGCCTGGGTGGAGCTGATCGCGGCGACCAGATTATGGATCTGCGCGTCGAGGAGATCCGCGGTAATCTGCCCGCGCGGCCGGTCCGAGAATAAAATCTGCTGCTTGGGCCGGACGATCGCTGGCATGGCGCGTTTCCATCGTGCGGACGCCCCATTTATCGCATTGAACCGGAAAAAGGGAAAGCAACATGATCTCAGCAGAAGCTTTGGCGGCGCTGTCGGGCCTGGAACACGGCGCGCGCTACAACACGATGCATTCGATTGCCCGCGAGCTGATCGAGGCCGGCTACGCCTGCGAAGACTGGGGCAATCTCAGCATGACCGAGGCCGGGCGGATCTACCTGCGCAAGGGTAAATTCAATATTAGGATCACCGGCGACGACCATGTCAGCGACATGTCGGTGCATCACATGCAGATTCCAGACAGGCCGATCGATCGCAGGCCGTCGAAGTTCTGGAAAAACCATGCCGCGCAGGATCTGCAGCAGCCGCATCACAGTCGAGGTGATTGGGATCCGCAGCTGGACACCACGTCAGCTGCGCGCAAGCCGATCGAGCTGGTGGAAGAGGCGCCTGCCGAGCCGCTGCCGATCGCGGAAACGCGGCGCCAGGAAATGATGCGGGCCGCGGGCGTGGCATCCGGCATCACTGGCGTTTGGGTGGAAGACAGATGGGTGGAAGAATTCATCCGCGCGCTCGACCACGCATAAGGGTGGCGCAGACAGGGTATTTTTTAAGCCGGATCCACCCTTCAAAAATACCCTGTATGGTAATCGCCAGGAAGAATTCTCGCGCACGATTACCATGCTTCAACCACTCAAACAGAACGCTTCAACCAGCAAAAAATTTGCCACGCAGCATTGCGGCTGCCGGCGCCCGCTCGATCTGCCCCGGCCAGGGGGCGGTACGATGATAAGCCTTTGAAAACACTACACTTTCGCTGCTTGATTGACCGCGGCGCGCGCGGCGCGCGGCATACCATCTGTTTTATAGACTGATGGTATGGGCCTGCTAACGTATTGTTTTAATTGGCGTTTGGCTTTCGCGCCAGTGTCGCTGGGATGCATCTGGGATGCTATTCACCCAATTGCGCTAGCGCCGCGTCGAGCTCGGCCGCTGTCATGTCAGCGCCGCGGCGCCGCGATTGCGGGCTTTCATCAGTGAAATACTGCAGCAATGTCCGGCCGGCGCTAGCCTTTGCGGCCGCGCTAGCGTCCTGGTCTTTAAGCACGTTTAGCAGGGCTTCACGGACTATTGTCCTTAGTGATCCTTGACCACTCTCAACTAGTGGCGCCGGCGCCTCTGAATTGCCTTGCACTAAACCGGCCGCTTTCACCTTTCCGCTTTGCATTGCGCTTTGCCTCAATTGATCGGTTGCGGGCTTGCATCATGTGACCGCCATGGAAACGGCATACAGGAACGCCGGCCATTGCCAATTGACCGCACGGCATGCCGCTATGCCTTGCAATCGCTTTGCATATCCTTCGATTAGTCCGCCCTTTATTCAATCGCATGCGCAAAGCGGCCGCTTTCCAAGCCGCGTTTCCCCATTGCGGCTTGCGCTTCAAATTATTTTTCAAATTATTTGAATTTAGCTCTTGCATTATGTCCCGATCGGGATATGTTGATTTCACTGAAACGAACATAACACGGAAACGAACATGTCAACTCTAGATCGCGCCTCACACTTCTACCGGATCGGTTTCCGCGCGGCCGAAGCTAATAAACCGCCACGAACCGATCTAATCCCCGGAACCTTTGCCTATCGCGACTATGAAGACGGCTATCGGGCCGGATTCAATCAACTCTATTGGGATGCCGTCCGGGCCAATGACGCACATGACGCGGGCCGGCCATGGAATCGAATCATAACACTCTAACCGAAAGCAAAAAGACATGCTGA